CAAGCGAGAAGCGCATAGAGGATGCTGCCCATCGCCAGCAGCTTGTAGAGCTGTTACTGCGGCCAACCCTCGAACAGAAGGCGGCGGTTGTGCAGGTCATCACCGAGCTGAAGGGCAAGTACGAGGATACGCTTGCGGGTTACGACGCGCAGGCCGCCCTCCAGCGACAACAGCTCGTGGACGGGATCGCAGACCTCGCTGCAATTCTAACCGAGCTTGGCGCCTAGCTTGAATGGCACGGTTCTTTGACTGCCTGGACTTCGTGTTGGAGTGTGAGGGCGGCTTCACCGACGATCCGGCTGACCCCGGTGGCCTTACCAAGTACGGGGTGACGCAAGCGGTGTATGATGAATGGAGGGACAAGCAATCCCTCCCTCATCAAACCGTGCGGCTTATCGAGGCCAAAGAGGCGCAATCCCTCTACAAAACGCTGTATTGGGACAAGGCGAAGTGTGGGGTATTACCGCAACCCCTGGACCTACTCCATTTCGACTCGGCGGTCAACCTTGGGGTCGGGACGGCCAACAAGCTGTTGCAGACGGCCCTCGGAATGGTCGCCATTGATGGGGTGCTTGGACCGCAGACGGCGATGGCCTTGGAACGGGCTAACCCTCTAGTTACGTTCGCTAGATACGCTAACACACGGATACTGCGGTACGTCACCCTCGCGCTTTTAGATCCTCGACGGGAGAAGTTCTTGCGGGGTTGGCTACGTAGAGTGGGCTTACTATTGCAAGAAACATAGGGTTTGGTAAGCTGCTAGCATGTTCGACGACGTAAAGACGGCATGGCGATTGTGGTCACTTTACGCGGAGGTCAAGAAGATGGACAAGAAAGCGCTTTTGAAGTTGCTCGTGACAGCCGTTATCGCGGCGGTATCCGTTGGCGGGGCGGGCTACCTGGAAACCGAGACGGTCAACTACGCGGCTATCGGGACGGCGATCTTGGTTGCTCTATGGAAGCACATGCAAAACTCGCCGCTGGTGAAGTGAACCATGCCTTCATTACGGCTCAATGTCCTTGCCGATGTGGCTAACATGCTGATACCGGATTTCCCATTCATCCGGCGGCTGGAGTTCTCGGAGTCCATCGCAATCGAGTATGACCAGGTGACGGGCGCGTCCTATGTCGCCGTCCCCGGTTCGTCGATCTTGACGGCGATTCAGGTCGTGATTCTCACCGCCGACAAGAACATCACCGTGCGAACGTCGGGCCAGACGGATGCGGGGTCGCTGATTGGCGCAGACGGCCTGTTCCTCCTGTTCAACTGCAACTTGTCGGCCATAACGGTGCAGAACAACTCGGGGGATACGGCGCACATCACCGGGCTACTCATGGGAGCGTAGGTGCGTTTTGAACTATATCCCGAGTTGCGTAGGGGGGTGGGCGTAAGCTGGCCTCCACCGACTGACTTTGTTGGTGGGGTTATCGTTTCCGCTATTGTGACAATCACCACAGCCTTAATCACCCCAACCAATAGCTACATCCCCGTTGGCTCTGGTTGGACCGCTGGTAAACCCGTGGCAGACATCGCAGTTACCCAGTTTCGAGCACCGCGCGAGTTCGAGTTCACGTCGCTGTACTTTGCGACATCGGATACGCCAACAGCGGGCAAGACGTTTACGCTCTGCTTCAACATCAACGGGGTAGATTCCGCGGCTATCGTACCCGCCATTACACCGGGGAACTACAGCGCGGGGGCCTCGGGCAGCCTATCGGTGGCGCAGGACGACCTTGTGTGTCTACACGCGGGGTTCACGGGAGGGGCTGTTTCATACGCAATACGGACGGCCTCTTCGGGTTACAGGATGCTACCTGCCTGATGATACACGCGGTTTACACAGGCATGTTCGGATCTGTGGCGTTCAATCCGCTTTACTTCGATCCGTTTTGCGGCGAGTACGACACCACCAAGTTTGTAGGGCACTGGACTCCCGCACTCCAAATCTACGAGGCCACGATGGCGGTGAAGACACCGCCGGGCGCTGGTGAAGGGTACAACTTGATGATGTACTCGCAGGACGTGCAAACGGGGAACACCATAGTTCTTAGTGGTGACACCGATACTAGCGTGCGAGGGGATGTGACGGGGCTATGGGCGGACTGTACCGACCCCGCCTCGTTCAAGAGCAGTGCAGCCCGATCAACGAACATCGGCACTCCTGTATTTCAACCGGGGATGGTGGCTTACGTTTGCCAGTGCAATGCGATTGATCCAGCCATGAACTTTCACTTTGCCGGGCATGAAAACAACGGCTGGACGCTATCGACTAGCTGGCGATACACTACCTTCTACAAGGCGGGCAACACCACTACCACCGAAAGCACCGCGCAAACCATCTGGCCTGTGACCGGCACGCTCAAGTACGTTCGTATCCGGTACATAAGTTCCTGTACCGTTCTGCCCCACGATGTCAATTTGAGGATACGGATTGACGGTGCCGACACGGCAATGGCGTATGTGTTGCCGTCCTATGCCACTACCGCGCCGCACTTGTACGATGATACGACTACTGAAGTGCCCATATCGGCAGGCCAACTGGCGTCGATTGGCTATCAGCGGTCGAGCGCGACCGGCGTTGCGGTCTTCACCGCTTCGATTGCGGTAGGATTTATCAGCGACTAAGAAAGGGATCTTCAATGAGACTCGTTGAACGCCACCCGATTGACAAGATTCCCCGCATCGCTCGTTCGCGTGAGAACGACCAACGCCTTGAGGCGTTCCTTTCAATGGAAATCGAGGATGCCCTTACTGCCCGGCGGACCATCGACAAGATATGGAATGAAGCCCGGCGACAGTACAATGGTGTGCCCAAGCGCCCGATGCGCGAAGTCCCCGTCCCCAATGCCCCAAACGTGGAGGTAACTCTCGGTGCGATACTGTCTGATGACATCTGCGCGCAAGCGATGGATACGCTATTCACGGCGTCGCCCCTTATCACAGTTCGACCAACTGGCCCGCTGTGGGTGGAGCATGGTAAGGACTGTCAGGATTGGATCAACTGGTTGTCGGCCAATGAACTTGACCTTCGAGCTGCCGTCAACAACACACTCGTAGATGATACCCAACTAGGGACTGGCGTTTACTACATCCCGTTCGTCGAGCAGACCAAGAAAGACAAGATTTTCCGCGTAACCTACCGCTCCCCCCGAATCATGGCGATAGCGCCCGAAGATTGGGTAGTGCCACCTGGCTCGCGCGGGGACATCCAGCGGGATAGGTGGGTGGCGTTAAGGTTCTGGTACACGCGAGGCGAGCTGGAAGAACGGGCGCGTGAGCGAAATTGGGACATCGTTAACTGCATCCCCGTTGCCCAATTCGACCTAGTGCGCCTCCAGCATGAACGCAAGGCCAGTATGCGCGGCGCGATGCTGTGGCGCGAGGTGTACGAAATCTGCGAGGTCTACTGCTACTTCGATTACGATGACGACGGGATGGACGAAGACCTGCTCGTCACATACGACAGGGCCGCTCGCCGGGTGCTGAACGTGACCTTCAATCCCTACGACATCCGGCCCATCGAGGTCATGCGATACCAGCTCCGGTCGCACCTTCCCTATGGCTTGGGCATCATGGAAATGACTCAGCCATTTCAGGAAGAGACAACGGAGCTTCACTGCTACACGCTGCTCAACATCTTTCTAGCTAACGCTAGGATCTGGGCGGCCAAGGATGGCGCTATTCCCGACAAGCTAGAGATCACCCCCGGCTCGATAGTCCGAGTCCAGGCCGAGGACGTGTCCAAGGCCCTGACTGAGCTGAAGATGAGCGAGGTCTACCCTAGCGCGTTTCAAGCACAAGCTGCCGCTTTACAGCTTGCCGAACGTCGAGTTGGTACATCGGGCTCTGCTGGTCTTCTAGCTAAAGGCGGGTCTAGGACGCCGGGCGTAACCGCCCTCTCCCTGTTGCAGCAGATCAACCGCCGGTTCGCCCCCGCCTTCGATGACATGCGGGAGAAGACCGCCGCTGCGATTCGCCAAGCTATGTATCGCTACCGCGAGCGCCTTCTAGCTAGAGACAAGCAAGTCAAGGACCACATTACATCGGTTATGGGGATGGAGAGGGCCACGCGAATCATCGAGCTGCTTACCATTGATGACTTTGACAAGGCGGTAGCTGTGGAGATGACGGCTTCAACGGCTCAAGTGAACCGTGAGGCAGACCGGCAGTCGGCTATCATGGTGGCAAACTTGATGCAGGGCTACTACACCCAAGTCGCTACGATGGCTATTCAAGCTACACAACAAGCGCTACCGCCTGAAGTTAGGGCCTTGCTTGTGGACACGGCCAAGAAGGGTAACGAGCTGATGGACCGCACATTACGGACGTTCGAGCATGTGCGCGATCCTCGTTCCTTCTTGATTGATAACAGCATTGTGGAGGATGCGATTGATTCGGGCGAAGCTATGCAAGCGCAGGCTCAAGCTATGGCCGCTCAAGCTGTAGCTAACGCCGGGCAGCAAGCGGCGATGAGCCAGATGGCGGCGCAGCCTCAGATGTCCATTCCCGAGGGACCGGAGGAAGAGATCGCGGCGCCGGGCGTAGCTAGCGCGGGCGTGGTGTAAGGGGGAGTTGTGCGAACTTGGATCAAGGCAATACTAGGAGTTCATGGTGCTCTAACGGATATGCGGGAGCACTTGGATGCGTTGGCGCAGGAAGAGGACCGTCTCTCTAAGGCAGAAACGACCGAACAGCTACACTACCAGCGGGGCAAGGTTGCGGGGATCAAAGCGGTCTTGTACCTTGTAACAAGTGCCCACAAGTAGACAGGAGGAGTTTAATCATGGGAAGACTATTTGCACCGAAACCGAAGGCCGAGGAGACGCCCGCCGAGGCACCCCCCGCGCCTCCCCCGGCATCCACCGTGTCGAAAGAGGAGCTGCAAACCCTGCTTTCCGGGGCTCTGGAAGGTGTGGCCGGGCAGTTGGCCGGGGCCGTCCAGCAGCTAAACACGCGACTCGAAGAGCTGGCCTCGCGCCAGCCCCAAGTCTACGTCCAACCGGCGCCCCCCGCTTCCCCTGCCCAAGTAGACACCAGCGATGCGGACATTGACGCCGCAGTGCTTAGCGGCCAGGGCGCGGCCCAACACATCCGGCGTATGGTTGACCGGGCCGTGAACAAGGCCACGCAGCAGGTACTCGACCAGCATGTGAAGCCCCTTCAGGACTACGGTGTGAACACCATTTCGGAGCTGTCGCGCCGTGTCACTATGGGCAACATGCCCCGCTACAACAAGTACAAGAAGGAGATCGACGAAAAGCTGAACCTGCTTTCGCCGGATGTTCGGGCCAACCCTACCGTTATAGAGACCGTCTACAACGCGGTTGTCGGCTCGCACTCCGACGAGGAGATCAAGGAAGCGGTCGAGGCGGCTGTACGGCAGGCCCAAGAGACCCCGCCTCCCGCGACCCCGGCACCTAGTGCTAGCAGGTCGGCTACCCCTGGAACGGGGGCAGGCCCCGGCGCTACGCGGGACACATCCGGCGACCTTCCCGACGTTCAGACCTATCTTGGGAGCGATGCCAGCGAGGGCCTTGATGCACTGAAGAACAAGGGTACGGGCGGGCAGTCGGCGGACGACTTTGCGCGTGGGCTAGGTTACGCGGATTGGGCCACGTACATGAAGCAGTACAACGAACTTCTTTCTAGCGAAACGAAGGGGAACGCCTAGCCCTTGCGCCGATAACAAGGTTTGACTAGAACAATAGGAGGATAGTAATGGCGAAAACCAACCAACCCACATTTACCGTAGACGACGAAAAAGCTGCGAAAGAGGTCGCCAAGGCCCAAGCCGCCGCCGATGGC